ACATACCCACTCCTCTTGAGTGGGAACTGATCTACCAAACATTACACTAACCATAGGTTCCGGTTGTGTATTTACAGCACGCCATCCTCTATTATGTGTGGCGGTTCCTTCAAAGTCTATTGGATCATCATTTTCAATATATATTGAGGGGTTAAAATGACTCATGTTACCGCTTTGCCATAGTTGACCATTATCATCAAGCATAAAGTGATAAGCGCCTGCGCCTGTGTTATAAGTACCTTTTCCTGCATAAACAATGCAAGGATCACCAACTTGTACTTCAGTACCTACATTTTCGCGTGTAACACACGAAGCATCGTCATCGCCCGTACGAAATACACATTCAGCTAAAATCCAAGCACTCACAACGCTTGCACTAGCCCCAGAAGTAATCGAATTAGCTGTACCTTGCTGATTTGTAAGATTATAACCACATGAATACATACGGATAACACCAGAATCACCACCATCAGTGATGAACCATTGAGTAGGTCTTCGCGTACAACTCATCCACATAGAAACAACCTCTTGGTTATCACTATTAATGGTTGTAGCCGCATCGTCTAGTTCAACAGGTAACAGTGCATCAGCACTTGTACTTGAATACACTCCATTGTTTGCACCAAATTCGTCACGGTTGCCTAGGAAAAATACTGTACCATTACGAGTTAAGATGTAAAGTTTAGCATATGTAGTCCAGCCTTGACTATTACCCATAACATGAGTAATTTGCAAATCTTCAATATTTGAACCATCTACTCCAGTCATGTCAATTGGAATACTGCTATTTGTTACAGAATTATTACCTAACTGCCCACTTGAGTTATTTCCCCATCCCCAAAGTCTTCCTGTGTCACTAATAGCATAACAGCTTACGTTTCCATTATGACCAAAATTAAAGACAGAACGAATTGTTTGGTCACCAAACCTTGTAGGAGCAATACGCCTGAAAAAGTAGTTTGCAGTTGTATTATTTTGACCTAGTTGGCCAGCGTTGTTTAGACCCATTATAAATACTTCACCATCAGTGCTTACGGCCATAAGATTACCAATAGTAGCTGATGCCGCTGCACTAGTAATAAGCCCCGAATCTTTAGCGGAATAAGTAAACTGAGTAAATTTAGGGCGATCAGCACCAACTAATTCGTCACCATCTTCATCACATGCAGCAATGTTTTTTAATGCATAATTTCCTGCCAAAACCCCACCGAGACCATCAGATCCATTACTGGTCCCATAACCAGCTTTAAATAGCATACCGTTTTCAGTAAGTACAATATTTTGATCTTTTGCACGGTATTGTTGGATAATGCTTGGTGTCGAAAATATAGTGTAGCCAAGGTCATTACCGTCCAGATCAGTCAGAAACTGTGCATCAGCTTCATTACCAGCAATTGCTGCCCTAAAATACTGTGGTAATGACATTTGAGCAGTGTAAGCTTCATTTACAGTTGTACTACCGGTTACCAGTGCTCCTATTGCTTCTGCGCCATAAGTTGAGCCTGTAGAAACAGTCGTGTGGATGCGGCCCCAGCTATAGGTTTTACCGTTTTCTGCGACAACAGAACTTGCGTAGTAAGCAGTGTCACCAGGATTGTTACCACCAATACCACCACGACCATATTCAGCATGTTGTTGGATAGCATGATCCTCAGCTGTTTGTGTATTACGATAGTCGTTAGCACATCGGCTGCCAAGGTTAGATTCACCACTTTCTCTTACTGCTCCACCTGTAAAGCTAGGAATACGAGTAAGAGTTGTGATAGTAATTGTAGCTATATCAGTACCATTACCTTCATTACGAATTACAAGTGGTGAAGGAGTAGTGTCGGTAACTGTAAGTGAAAGGGAACCTCCTTGTGTTGCAGTAGTTGTAACACTAACTGGATTTGTTACAATACGTCCCGCTGTACCTGCTCCAGTGTAACCAGCAGCATCTGGATCTTTTACTGAATAAGTTTGCTCTGATGCTGGAAACGTAATTCTATAAGTGCGTCCAGTTGATAGAAAAATACCAGCATTTTCTGTATTACTACCATGGACATTAGTAGCATCATCGTCATCAGTTAGAATTGCTGTAATAGGTGTTTCTGTACCCACACTGTATGAAAAAGCTTCCGCAAAAGTGTGCCGTGGATTTTCTACAACCCGAAGAGTTGCACCTACTGCTCCAACAGCTAGACGGGAGTTGTTATTTTGGTTATCCCTAACTAACATATCTCCTGCTGTAGTCAGTACATCATCAGCAGGTGCAGGCAGAAGAAGAGACCAGAAAGCACTTGGGGGTGCGTTATCTGCAGCAACAGCCTGATTTGCAAGATATACTGCACTTTCGTGCGTAACGATGTCATATAGGAAATAAGTAGCGGTGTTATTCCAAGCGCCTCTATGATTTAATCCCTGTGTCATCTCATCAAAATCATCGTGAGAAGGAGGGACAGTTGTATCTGTTAATGCAATATCAGCGGTTGCTACATAAGTAGAACCATTGTGAAAAACAACGTCATCTGTTTCGTATAAAAGCGTTGCATCCTCGTCAGCGGTGGTGCTGTACACACCTTTCCACTGAAATTTAAGTTTGCCGAGATCAATAAGTGCCATGATTAATTTTGATGTAAAGTAATAATAAGGTGTCCGTTTGTGTTAAATGCAATTTGTGGTATTCCTTGTAGATCGCCAAGTGCGTGAAGTAAATTGCTAGCTCCTAGAAAGTCGTGTCTAGTGTTTTTGTAGATGTAATTTGTTGGATTAAATGTTTCTCGCGCTACACCTTCTGCTTCATCTTCACTATACTCAAGCTCCAGCATAGATCCGTCGTCCCCTGCATCAGCAGTAGCTCGTCTAAATCCCATAAATACACTACGATTACCTGCAACAGCATCCGCATAAGCTTCTGAAGATGCTCTAGTTGCAGCATCCTGTTGACCCACAGGATCGGAAACGTTGGTAATTCTACTAGTGCTTACATCAACAGTACCTGTACCATTAGGATCTAATACAATATTTCGATTACTTACGGTAACAATAGACTGCTCATTTGTATCTAAATCTCCGCCTAGTTGAGGTGATTGATCAGAAACTATTTCAGTGGAAAATGAACCGCCAGTCATGGTGATTGCACCAGTCCGTTGGTCTACAGTAAAGAAATCACCAACACTAAATCTACCATTATGGTCAGTTATTGCAGTCCAAACTCTACCGTTATTTGCTTCTACGATTTGATTGTCGTCATTTGGTACACCACCATTTTCAGGTAATGCATTGTAGTTAGTACCACTACCTACATATTCCATCGTGTGACCGCTAGAAGCAATCTGTGAACGAAGGAAAAATGAAACAGCAGCATCATCATCAATAGCACCATCTACACCTAGGTTAGTGGCACGAGCAGTAGGCGATGGTCTGCTAATAGTTACAGTCCATCCAGCATTTCCTTCAGTATCAGTACGTTCTACTGATGAAAGTACAGGATACGTTATACTATTGACAGTGACCAGCATGTTTTCTTGTGGTTTTGTTGCTGTACCATGCCAAACAGTACCGCGAGTAGGTGCATTTATATTAAAAGTAGTAGATTCATCATCAACTGCACCATCAATATTTGATGTGAAAACAGCTACAGCAGATTGTCCATCAGCTACTAATGCCTGATTACCAAAATCTGTAGTTGATGCAGCTAGATTTGCTTGACCACCATTTAAAGCTTTAATATGATATCTATTAAAGAATGCATAACTGCTGGTACATTGAGTGAAACCATTATTAGTAACAAGAATACCAGGACCATTTAGACATACTTGTGTATAGCTATCAGCCACCATTGAGCGTAATGGACTGTTAGTATTTACAGCATTACCATCAATACACAAACCACCACCAGTTGGTGCAGAAGTAGTGTCACCTGCAATACCTCCCCTAGGATTATGTGCTCTCAGGTCGCTATTATCAATTCCACTATCAGAAAAGTTAGTACAATTCTGAATGTAAGGTGACTTAGCAATCATCGCATTATTGTAAAATGCAACATTCCAACCTTGTGTTTCTGGTAGTACTGCATCAAGAGTGTTACCAGTACCAGTACCCGCTTTTACACCTAAGAACGTAAGGTTCTGGATAAATGATCCACTACTTACTTCAAACAAGTTGTTTGTTTCAGTTGCTACAGTCGGATGTACAATACAACTTCTAAGGGATTGTCCAATAATACTGAGGTTACGGCGTTTCAATTGAATTGGAGCTGTTTCTTGATAGACACCAGCCGATACAATAATTGTCTGACCATCACCTGTACCACCAACAGTAATTTCAAGTCCAGAACCAGTAGTACCTATATCTGCAACAGCAGCACTTAAGACATCACCAATATCATAGTTTTCTAGAGTAGTTGTATTGTTTACTGTAACTGATGTCACAGTACCGCCATCACCAACTACAATATCAGCAGTTAATCCTGTAGCATTACCACCTGTAAGGCTAACAGTTGTATAAGTTCCGGCAGTATATTCACTACCAGCATTAGTAATGCTAACTGAAATCTCTGCATTGATCTGATTAACAGCAGCTCTAATGGTTTGCTTAGGACGGCTGACACGATGGCCATCACTCTCATCAGAACCGGCTTCTGTATCTACATAGATAACCTTAGGCTGGCTAACAAACGTACCGCCAGATGCAACAGCAAGCCAATTATCTCCGGTATAAACCGAATATGTTAGATCTGTATCGTTTTGTAGCCAGCTTTTACCTACAGGATAATCACCACTGGGAGTTCCTGATTGTACTATTGTTCTAAATTCATCAGAAATGGCTTGAGTAGTAGCGATTGAATCATCGTCATCTTCCCATGTTTCTGCACTAGTCAGTGTTTCACCTAGTTCGTCTTGGAAGCGAGCATCAATAGCTGCAGTAGTAGCAACTCTAGTATCATTGCTAGTCCAATCATTAGTTGATTTTACTGTGTCTGCATCTTTATCCCATGTATTAGCTACAATTTCTTGTACAGCATAATTATTTTGGAAAAAATTTTCGTTCAAGTCTTCTGCTTTAATAGCAGAACCCGGAAAAAATGTAGCAGGTAGTGAATCAACATCTGTATCTCTGTAGATACGGATAGCTACATCACTAGCTGGTGCTGTAGTAAATGCAATTGTTGTAGCGTTG